GGTTAAAGATACTTTAGAACAATGGTTAAAAGGTTTAGAAATGACCTTGGACCAAAAGATGTTGGCTCAAATCTGTCTGGCATTGGCAACTGATTTTGATACTAAAGCCAATACGTCTACAGCTGCGGAACTTAGGAAAACTTACCTAGAACTAAAACGCTCTATTGGGGATACAGGTCACACTGATCCATTAGAGGCTCTGCTCAAAAGATGAGTTCACTTAGGAATGGTGTTCGGCTCCCTACTTTCTGGACACGTCCTCTGCAGTATCGAGGAAATAAGTTTCCTTCTGACGGTGACAAACTAATTGAGTTAGTTAAACTGGCGTGGAAGTCACCTGAACAGCCTGAGGGTTTAGAGCTTGATGAATGGCAGAAGTGGTTGCTGAGGCACATGTTGGAGAGGTATCCTGACAATCATCCAAACTATCCTGGTCAACTTCGTTACCGTCAGATTGTGGTTTCCATGGGACGTCAGAATGGTAAAAGTTTATTGGGGGCAATTTTAGGCGTTTATGGTCTTTTGCTTCATCAGCAAGGTGCTAACGTCATCTCTCTAGCATCCTCGACAGACCAAGCAAGAATTATTTACAGTCGAGTCTTATTCACTATTCAAAATAACGAATACCTGAAGAAACGATTTAAGAAAGCCACTGAGCAACGAGGTATCACTACTCTTGACGGTTCTGGACGTTATGACGTGAAAGCAGCTAAGGAAGCCAGCCTCCAAGGAATCCCTGGAAGTCTTTTTTTATTTGATGAATTGCACCTTGCTAAAAAGGGCATGTGGTCAGCTGCAGTTTTAGGAACTGCTCAACGTAAAGACGGCATGGTTATTGGTATCACTACCGCTGGAGACCAGTCAAGTGAAACGCTATTGGATCTCTACAAGATGGGGACATCTGCATCTCAAGGTGACACTGACTTAGAGCGGTTTGGTTTCTTTTGCTGGCAAGCACCTGACGGTTCTCAAGTTGATGACCCTCTAGCATTGAAGATGGCTAACCCTAGCATTGACGCTGGGCGATTAGATTTGGGCACTGTGCTCTCAGACATCAGAAGCATTCCAGAACATGAGGCTAGACGTTACAGGCTAAATCAGTTCATTGCTGGAACTGCTATGTCTTGGATACCATCAGACCTATTTGCTAAAGCATCTGGAGATGGAATTACTAAGCAAGAAAACATCATCATCTCTGTTGATAGAACTAAGAATTGGGAATACGCATCTATTGCAGCTGCAAGAAAATGTGATGATGGCACTTATGAGACTGAGTTAGTCGCAGGTTATGCAGGTGCTACGGAACAGCAACTTTATGCAACGATTAGGGAACTATATACCAGGGGAAACATTATTGCTATTTGTCTTGATGATAGGCAGTTGCCTAATTTGGCTAAACGTCTAAAGGTTGACGGCTTACCGATTTGGCAGTTATGGACTAAAGAGATTAGCTCTGCCTGTTCAACGGTTTATGCCATGTTCACTTCGGGAATAGTGAAACACCGCAACGATCCATTACTGCAACTACAGTCACCTAAAGGTATTGCTAAATATACTGGTGAGACTTGGCTTATTAGCCGTAAAGAATCTCTTGGAGACATTGACGCTCTTATGGCAACGGTTATGGCTTTATATGTTTCTGCGACACACCAGAACTTCGAATTGCAAGTGTTTTGACTTTGTCGTAAGTGTGCTATACGTTTTTGAGTAATGGCAAATATATTTGACAGGCTTTTGGGTAGGGACCGTGAACAACGTGCTACTACTCCAGTTTGGCCTACCCGCTCTGACTACTCTGTTGGAGAGAATCAGGCTTTAACCCTTACAGCGGTTTATAGGTCTATTCAAATCATTGCAACTCCAATCTCTAAGATGCCTTTAAACTCTTATAGATATGCGACTGGCATTGAGGTTCCTGTTGAGAACCCTGTTTTAGTAAATAAGCCAAACTATAACGATACTCGACGCAATTTTCTGTTTGAGACGGTTGTCTCTCTTGCTCTTGATGGCAACGCATTTTGGCTAAAATCTTATGGATCTAATGGTCAAGTAAATAACTTGACTTTGATTCCATCTAATGCAGTAACGATTCGTTCTGAACCTGACGGCAAAGTTTATTATGACTACCAGTTGAGCAATCAGTCTGTTTTAAACACCACTACATCAGACATTCAACATCTAAAACTATTTCCTAGAGCAGGGTATCTACGCTCATTAGGGCCTATTGACGCATGTAATAAAGACGTTGCAGCTGCTCTTGACCTCAGAAACTTTGCAGCTAATTGGTTTTCGCAAGGTGGCATTCCGACAGGTATTCTAAAAACTGATAAACCTATTGGTGCTGAGGACGCTAATGACATCACTGAGAGATGGCACGCCAAGCAGTCTGAGCGTAAAGTTGCTGTTCTCGGTCAAGGCTTTGAATGGCAGACTGTTCAACTAAACCCTAAAGACGCTTTGTTTACTGATGTGAATATGCAACAGGTTCAGGGTATTGCCAGATTGTTTGGTGTTCCTGCGAGACTACTTTTGACTGGTGTGGATGGAACTTCAGACACTTACAGCAACCTCCAAGACGAGAACCAAGTCTTTTACCGTCACACCATCATGGCTTACACTGATGCTATCTCTGACGCTTTATCTGAATGCCTACCTAGAGGAACCAGAGCAGAGTTCAACTTTGAGGGCCTATTCAGAGCTGACATGGCTAACCGTTTTAACATGTATGAGACTGCTATCCGTGCAGGTTTTATGACAACTGATGAAGTAAGAAGAAAAGAGGGTCTAGCATGACCGAATTAGAAGTTAGAAGTTTTGAAGTTCGTTTAGAACCTAATACTAGAGAAGTAGTTGGAATCGCTGTTCCATATAACCAAGTTGCTGACATTGGTTCGTATCAGGAAAAGTTTGCTCCAGGTGCAATTAGATCTGTTGAAGATGTCAAACTGTTTTGGCAGCACTCAGAACCTATCGGCAAGATTCTTGAGGGTAGAGACACTGAGGCTGGATTTGAAATCCGTGCCATGATCTCTGACACTCCTAGAGGCCAAGAGGCTTACACACTTTTGCAAGATGGTGTTATCAATAAGTTCTCAGTGGGCTTCATGCCTTTAGAACAGACCAGAGATGGTTCTCTAGTGACTAGAACATTGGTTGACCTTAAAGAGGTTAGCCTAGTAAGTTTTCCAGCGTTTACAGGGGCATCTGTCTCTGAAGTTCGCCAGGAAGAAATAACCGTTGCCGAGGTGGTAGCGGATTCAATCCGAACAAAGGAAACCAACATGTCTGAAAACATGGAATTGGACGTCCGTGCTGTTCAAGACGAAGTGGCTGAAATCCGCAGAGAACTTGAATTGGTAAAGACTCCAGCAATCAGCGTTTCAACCGAGGGCAAGTTCCGCTCTCAGGGTGAATACGCAAAAGCACTTGTATCAGGTGACAGCGATGCTGTTGACTTGTTCCGTGCAGCTACATCTGCAGACGTTGCATTACGTCCTGCATTCGTAGGCTTTGTAAATAGCCTAATCAACTCAGGTCGTCCAACACTTTCTGCTTTTAGCATGAGTGCTCTTCCTGCTACTGGTCTGAGCGTTGAATACGCAAAGATTAACACCAACACTGTTGCTATTGGTAAGCAGACTACAGAGAACACCGCTGTTTCAACTGGTGACATTTCTCTAAGCACTGTTTCAGTTTCTGTAAACACTTATGGTGGTTATGTGAAGTTGAGCAAGCAAGCTGTTGAGCGTTCGACTGTAAACTACCTAGATGTAGCATTCCAGGCGATGTCTTTGGCTTATGCCAAGAAAATGAACACTGACTTTGTTGCAGCTATCGCAGCTCTAACATTCTCTGGTTCAAAGATTGTGGACGCATCTGCTCTTACTGCAACTGCTGTTGCTGGTGCTCTTGCTGACGCTTCTGCATACATCTACACAAACACAGGTCTATCACCTGAGTTCATTGTTGCTGGTGTAACTGCTTACAAACGTCTAGTCTCAATTGTTGACTCTACTGGTCGTCCAGTAGTTCTACAGGATGGTGCTGGTGTAAACAACATTGGATCTGCAAACATTCCTGGACTTCGTGGTTCAATCTTTGGTTTGCCAATCATTGTTGACCCTGCCATCTCTGACAAGGTTTCCTATGTTGCTAACTCATTGGCTCTAACAACTTATGAGTCTGCTGGTAACCCTGCACGTCTATCAACAACTGATGCAACTACCTTGTCTGATTTCTACTCTGTCTATGGATACGCAGCTATCGCTGTTCCATTCGAGGGTGCAATCGTCAAAATCAACACTGGAGTCTAATAACTCATGGCAGTGACGGTGGTGCAGTTTAGAAGTTATGTTGGGACTAAAGAGGTCTCAGACTTTGTTGACACTTGTTTGGCTTCGGCCGTTCAGATGGTCTCTAAGTTTGTTGGCTCTGCTAGAGTTCCGACTGACATTCTAGATTCAGCGATTTTATCGTGTGCATCAGAACTGTTCCACCGTCGCTCCGCTCCAAATGGTGTCGCTCAATTTGCTGACCTTGGGACTACTGTTCGCATTGCGAAAGACCCGATGAATGCTTCCAGGGAGATGCTCCTACCATTTACAGGACCTGGACTGTGACAAACGAAATAACCACATCTAAAGCAGAGTTAGCTCTGGACTTGCAAAATGCAGGTTTAGAAATCTTGGACTATGTTCCTGAGCGTATAACTCCGCCGATTGTGATTATGACAGCTAATTCACCTTATCTAGTGGCTGAAACTATAGGCAGAGAATACAGGCTTGGATTGACTTTGACCATGGTTGCTATGACTGCAACTAATGAAGAGGCAACTGAAGCTTTAGATGCTCTTATTGCTCAAACTGTTACTGCTCTAGTTCCACTCGGTTATGTAATACTCAACCAAGTTAGTCCGCCCTATCGTTTGGCAGCTAATAACGCTGAGTATCTTGCCAGTGATCTAAACCTCGATTTATCCATAACACTCTAAAAAAGGAAATCTGATGCCCTCATCAACCCGTATCAAAGCAACAAACATCTCATTCAAAATTGGAACAACCGAATACAACTGTGACACAAACCTAGTCGAGCTAACTCTTGGAGATGCCTCTGGAGACGTTCGCACGTTCTGTGAAGTCACTACAGGTCAGGAATGGAAACTACAACTTGATGGCGTGACCTCAGGTGATGTGGCTTCTCTTTATCGTATTCTTTGGGCTAACTTTGGAACTGAAGTCGCATTCACTATTGCACCTCAGGGAAATGCTGTTGCCACTACAACTGCACCACATTACACAGGCACCGTCATCTTTGATGCTTTGCCACCGTTGAGCCTTAACTCTGGTGATATTGTGAAGTTCTCTGTGTCTTTGACTGTAAAGAATGCAGTTCACACTCCAAGCACCACTCCACCTATTTATTACGGTCTTACTCTCAAGACTGCAGCTTAGTCTCAATGGGTTATGTTCAGGCAGGGGTGCAAATCTCTGGTTTGAATGAAACGGTTGCTGGTCTCAAGGCAATGGGTGCAGATAAGGAATTATCTAAACTTAACCTTGAGATTGGTAATCGCATTGTTCCAGAGGCCCGTCAGTTAGTTCCACAGAGAACAGGTCATTTGTATGGTTCAATCCGTGCAGTTAGATCTCTTAAAGGTGTGACAATAAAGGCTGGTAATACGTCTGACATTCCGTATGCTAACCCTCAAAACTGGGGATGGTTCTATGACCGCAAAAATCAGCAGGCTAAAAACATCAAACCTACTCAGTTTATGAATAAAGGTGCAGCTAAAGTAATACCATGGATAAAGGAAAACTATATCCAAGAACTAATCAAGATTTACAATCGTTTTGCAACTAAATAACAGAAAGCAGAAATCATGACCACCAATGAAACTAAGTTTGACTTTGAGAGTTTGACTCTTGAGGAAGTCGAGCAAATTGAACTGATTGCAGGGACATCTATAGATCAACTTATGGAGGCTGGTTCTCCTAAGGGCAAAGCTCTAAAGGCAATCATCTTTGTTATTAAGAAAAGAACAGACCCTAGTTTTACTATCGAACAGGCTGGAAAGATTCCACTTAGGGATGCACAAAATGCGTTCATGGGTGAGTCTGACCCAAAAGAATAATTGCCGATAAGTCGGCAGAAAGATTAGCGTTCATGGTTGTTCATGCTCAGGTATCTTTGACGGATGCTAAAAACATGACTTTGCGAGAATACTCGGCAATCACTGATGCGTTGAATGATAAGGCTAAATAATGAGTGAACTAAAACTAAAGGTTTTATCTGACCCGTCTAATTTTCATAGGGGTATGACTGCAGTTCAAAAGGATTTGGCCAAACTTAAGAGAACCACAGACAGCGTTTCTAGGGGCATGAATAAGGCTCTTGGTGCTGTTGGTTTAACTGCAGGTTTGACGGCTTTGACTGGTGTTTTAAAAAACTCTGCTAGAGCTGCTTCGGAAGATATTAAGAGTCAAGCACTTTTGTCCAATGCTTTGAGAAATAC